GGCTCCACCTTTCGGTTGACGATTGCCCCAAGGGGCGGTCTCACTTCCGTGAGAGGGTGCAGTTTAATGCGGTTGTATGCTTACGCATACTAAAGACCTTGTAAAAGGTCAGGACGGGCGCGAAGCGCCTGTAGCTGCTCTTGTGCAGCGAATCTTGCTACCAAATGGTAGCAGTGTAGGATGACCTTGACTACAGGGTCACCCATAAGCTCTCCACGTGTAGTGAAGTAGCAACTGAGAACTTTGTTCTCATCCATCTCCTCGACTTGTCGAGGAGCACACAGGGCAAACATTGAAGTTTGCCGGTACCATGTTGGCATGCCAACATTGTAACATAGGCGATTACACATCGCCTGTGCTACTGCGTGATCGCTGGAGTTAGTAGCTTGTTCCCAGTCAGTTGAGACCAAGAAGACCTCTTTGTCACCAAAGATGAAATTCGCAGCAGGATTCTTGTGCGAAAGGCGCTTGAAGAAATTCCAAGCGTGATTTGCCGCCCCGACACCTGATCGAGACGACGGTATGACTGTTAGGTATTCTAACAGTATGTGTGACATGACATGCAAGAGCATGGCATGGGCAAGATGCGATACGGTTATCGCACGATACTTCCCCAGTTCTGCAACCAGGGAAACTCTGACAGACATAACGTTTCTGTCATATATTGTTTGCCTATCGGCAAACTGATTGCAAGCCCAGTGGAACAGGCATTCACCAGTTCCATCCTCACCGGGTCTTAGTCTCCTCCCTGTTGGGAGGCCTGTCTCCAGATTCAACTCTGGAATTTCTGGGTTTGAAACCAGAACTTTTCTGGCAGCTTCAAGCTTGCCACCAGATGCGGTGTTCGTAAAGAACTCCCCACTATCACTTAGTGATATTTTGGCCTTGTTTATAACAGAGGACCAGAACCGAGCTGAGTTACCCTCAGCTCCGATCGCTTCCACCACTTCCTGGTGGACCATGTCTACACCGCGAGCGATGTAGTGTTTCATCCGTGTGTAAACGGATGGATCAGGAGGCTCGGTCAGAACCTCCTTAATTTCCTGAAGTGTCTTCAGGAAAACTTGTCGGGGGGGAACCCCCGATGCTCGGGTTTGGCTCAAAAGAGCAACCCTATACATATCGATAGGAGTTTTCCTATCGGACATAAAGTCAGTTATGACTTTAAAGAATGACATCTCTCGCGGGATGTCAATGGAACTGATGTTCCCTACAGGGTTGAAACCCTGCTCCTTGATTGCCTTACGCAATCGTTTAACCTTCTCGTATGCAGAAGGCGTTTCTGGGATTTCATCCCGGAAGTAGTCAG